CAACATCTGGGATAATAATACCAGAAATTGTTGCATCGCAGATTGAGTTTGTTGGATCATGCGGAAGGGGAAACCCTTCAGCATTTCCGCTATCTCAGAATCAGTTTTATCGGGGAAAAGATACTTCATGGCCTCTAGGCTGTCTACACCTAGTTCCTGCATGTTGCGGACGACCATGGATTTCTGAAGTACGTCATAAGACGTATCTTCATAAACATCACCCTGATATCGATAGGAAACCTCTCGGTCGCCGTCTTCAGGTAAACCGACAACGCCACGTGGGACTTTGTTCTCGGCTACTGCTTTTTTAATTTCTTCGTCGAGTTTGCTTTCGAACTTAAGGACAGCTCGCTTGTACTTCTCGATTGACTCAGGAGTCTCTTCTTTAGGTGGGTTAGGTTCCTTCATTCCGGAAGCCAGAATGAAAGATTCTCTGAAGATAATTTCCTGGTGATAGATCATCATCTCCAGGAGACGATTAAATCCATAGGTCAGGAAGCTTTTGTTCTTCCGCATGGCCGTGGCCTGAGCACGACCCATCAACCCTTTAATCTCCGTGGCAGTTGCGCCTGCGGAGATCGAGATTTCGTCTACCCCGCCTAGTGCGGTGCGAATCTCCTCCCGAAGGAGAAGGGTATAACGGTTCATATCCCCGTTAACCGGGTCAGGCGTCATATAGCCCACACGGTCAGAGGGCTCCACGTTCGCGATAATGCGGGGAACGCGAAGACCCGAGCCCATCCCTCCACCGAAGGGCTCACTGACCCGAGTGGAAGGGCTGTCTAGACCAGCAAAGCCACTCTGGCTGCTGATCGTGGGCCTGAAGGTTGACTGAGTATCGTTAGCTTCGACCAGATCACTACGTGGACGAGAGCTAATCAGAGTCGGGTTACCAAAGAACTCAATGTTCTTGGCAATATTCCGAGTGAGTTGATCATGAAGCACAATCTGCTCCATGAAGGGATCAAACTCACCCTCCCCCTCAGTTCCGCTGGCGTTCGGTTTGTTTAGAACCTCTACAGCAGGTATAAAACCAAGCGTATTTGGTCGTTTCTTAGCAGGAGTTAGAACAGCACCTGGTTCAAGATCAAAACTAAGCTCGGTATCAGTCTCTACTTCACTAATCTCATCTGCTGTGATCGACAGACGAACGTAGCGCTTGTTCTGACCGTAGCTGTTGCTAGGTAAACCTAAGTTTGCGTTCTTTACCTTGTAGCTGTAAATGATGATGACTTCTTCAACATCACCATTTACGTCATGGTACACACGGTACTGATTCTTATTGAAGAAGTAGATCTGATACTTCAGCTTCGGATCAGGCCTGAAGTAGAAGAGTCCGCAACCGTCAATAAGAAAGTTACGAATGATCGAAGGAAAACGAATATCAAGCCTATTAAGCTTAATAACGTCCTCTAAAAAACGTGTACGACTTTTATAAGTGTCTTGGTCACAATAAAACGTCAGACCCTTCTTCATCATGAGAAGGGTCATCTGCTGCAAGTGGCTCAGCACAACCATCGTTGCCGATTGGTTGCTCCGATCCTGAGTGCGCGAAGCTTCCAGAATCTCGTTGAACCTATTTCTGCTTTCGGTCGAGGCGGAAGGCATTCACTGCTGCGGGCTAAAAACCCGAAATAAAATTACTTAGAGGACTTCATCTCTTTGTGCTTACGGGACTTATCCCGAGCACGCATGCGTTTCTCAGAATTACCACGCAGCTCTTCGCCGCTGGGAGCCTTAGTCTCTTCCTGCTTTTCCTTAAAACGCGCTAAGACTTCAGATGGCATTTTATCGGACATCGGGCAACAGATAATTCTTTACTCTCTCCAGTTTAACCAGTTCTTTCGGGAGATTTTCAACAGGGTACGAAGTCAGTAAATGATCTTCCCGACCGAGCATATCGGTGTTGCCTTCTTCGGGTTCGAATTCGTCACACAGCTTCTGAACCTCAGGGCGATCCCAGATGTAATACTCGGCGATCGACCTTAGCTTCAGCTTCCGCTTGTCGGAATCGCCCATCCAAGAGAAATGCCAGCCAGCGTCACGATCCCCGAAGTACCTGTTTGCCTGCGTGGCACGCATGGAGGACAAAGTTCCGAAATCCTTGAGCTTGCCCACGGTGCTGACGACCCCGCAACGCCAATCAAAAAGCTCACCCTCAGGAGAAACAAGCTGACGATCGGCACGTCCGTAATGCATAGACATACTTAAACGCACAACATTCTCTTTCTCCTCCTCGACAACCTCTAGAAGCTCTTGAAACTTCTCTGGGTTAGCAATCTCGTCGCAGTCAGAACAAATAAAGACTGTGTCGTCAGGCATCATATGCAGCCCGACTCCCAAAGCATCGCGCTGACCACGTTCGCGGATCCAGGGATCAGGGGCTTCCTCGACGGTGGGGAGCTCCACATGAAGAACCTGAATTTTTTCCTCAGGAAGACCGAGTTCCCGAATGGTCTCTAAGCAAGTGAATTCCTTATCTTCGCCTCTATGAGTACGGTTGGCGTCTGTGATCAAAAAACCGTCGACGTGATCTTCAAGCGTGCGGATACGCAGCTCAAGAATCTCGCGTTCGTTGAAGTAAGGAAAACAATCTATGAGCATGCGAACCAGAAGACTCTGGCAGCATATTAACTCACTCTCGTGATTTTATGTATTCGGCAACCCGACGCTTAGCCCGTGCCAAAACATTTCCACGGTCATCACCCATATCGACAGGAGTACCATTGGGTACACCGTCAGAATACTCAGTAGGAGGAATCGGCGCTTGAGGCGTCGGCTCACCGATAAGGCTGTACGCCTCCTGCTCCTCCGAGTCCGCAAACGCCTCATCGGAGTACATATCCGCACGTCGTTGCCGCTCAGACGCATCAATCTGTTTACGGTACGCCTGAGAGAAGTCAGTAGCGGCATTCAGATAAGGGTTCATTAGAACAGTACAGCTGCGGAAGTAACGGTGCCACCACTAATGGCTGTGCAAGCCAAGTTAACCAGAGACGGCGCGGTGGCCGAGAACTGAACATACTGACCAGGACCGTCAGAGAGTTCCAGATAAACTGTGCTGCTGGAGGTGGCGTTCAGGTAGACACCACGGCAGGTCGGGAAACGGACTTCGCCATCAGACGGTTGCCAAGAAATTCCGCTTCCGTAAGGGAGCACAGAAGTCTGCCCAAAGACAGAACCAAAAGCGCGAATATCCATAGTAAAAGAGCTCCAGTTTAAGTTTAACTCTCCTCCTCAGAAATTTCGATTAATTTCTGGAGATACCACGCGCATTTCTTGAGATCCTCAACACCATTTTTAAAGTCTGTACGCCAGAGGTATTTCAAACAGGCTCCCTTACAGTAAGCGCGTAAGCCTTCCTTACCTAAGGCGGCTTCCATAGCATCAATGCACTCAATACTACCCTGCGTATAGTGCATAGGGTGGTTCACATTATCGTCAAACGACATTGTCTTGCGTGGCGTTAGGTCATCAATCTCGTTAAAGATAAAACGGTCTTCCTCAAAAAGCATCAGACTGCAAGAAACTTAGAAATATCTAGCAAAATTTCGCCTTTTGCGCTGAGCTCTTTGCTGTACTTGTTGTCTAAATGCTCGACCAGACCGCAGGGGGCGATCTGCACACGACCTTCGCATCGAACTAGAGGCACGACCCGTCGATGCTCCTGCTTAGGCGCGAGGTTCTCAAAAATTGTCCCCATCGTGCTCCGATCGGCAATTGGCCAGCACCTGTGCTTAGTTAAAGAAAAGCTTTTAGCGGGATCGCAACTATCTGACTTTATGTACTCTTCAGCCATCTGTTGATCAAGAATCATCATTCCGGTATACGGATTTCCGAGAGACGCGAAACCTATAAATTCAGACCCAGGCGTTAAGTAGGTCTTGACTTCGAAGGGTCGGTCGCCCCAAACACGGGGAGTGGGCTTACTTAAATTCCACTTCCAATGGTTATCGAAAGGTACGAACTTATCCTCGAACCGCTCAAACCGACAGAAACCAGGCTCCAGGTTCAGCCTCTTCAAACGGTCTTTCCAGTTGTACCAATAAACAAAGTTCTCGCTAGATAAAAGCATATCGTTCTCACTATAAATATAAAAGTCATACGCTCTAGCCTCTACAGCTTTTTTGAGAAGATCCTTATGACTCCATGTAAGATAAAAACCAGTGTATACTTCCGGAGCTATAATAACGTTTAAACTTAGACCCTTCACGTTTGCTTCCAAGAGCTCAAGAAGGGGACCCTCGTCCTCACGATGCTCGTAATCAATAAAAATAAAGACCTCCTTTTGACCGGGAAGCTCTCCGTATCCACGAAGAACCGCGAGAAGAGGATCAAAACGATTTAAAGGGTTATGGGCTGTAATGGCTATGAAGTACTTAGAAGAGTACAGCAGTGCGTTAGAACAAGAGGAAATATCCATTATCAATACTCCATCTCGAAATTACCGCGACGCTGCAGATAGGTAATTACCCAGGTATACGCATCGAGCAGGTCATCGTGGGAGGTCGCACCGATATTTATTAACTGATCGAAGAGAGCATCAAACTTACGGAAACGATTAAACGTCACCTTTTTATTTTCTAATAAGCCAAGGGTACCCCTAAAACGAGCGATCTTATCTCCACGGAAACCCTTCGCTTCATGGATATGAATATTCCCCAAACCTCTCTCACTCAATAAGATCCGCCTCAAGTCCGCCGCTAAAGAAGCTTGATAAGCAACTGATTCGACAACAAGAGTGCATGTGGAGTACGTGGGGAAGTACTCGCCCTCACTGTTTTCCTGCAGGATCCCCCACTCGACGAGCATTTTGCAGAGTAGATCGATTTTCTCCAGGTTTCCGATTGATCTAACCTGATGAGCATCGATAACGTAGTACTTGTCTTTGAGACGACCGGCAAGGACAAAAGCGGTGTAGTCCGACGTTTCGTTCTTACTAGCCGAAAGATCAATACCTACGGCGAGACTGTCGAACTCGGTAACGACGTCACCTTTAATCAGAAGATCCGGAGACAAGACCAAGTCGGAAGTCATCACCGGCTGTTGCTGATACTGGAAGGCAAAAGCAACTGGATCGAGTTCTTTCTGTCCTTGTAGATAGTCAACACTCCACTGTTCGGGCCAATAACTCTCGGGGTCACCCTTATCGTCGTAAGTTAGAGCCTCTTGTGTTACCTGCTTCCACCCCTTCTGAGGCACGAACATCGTCTTGTGGATATCAAGTGGGTGGAATCGAGTCCCAAGACAGATAGCTCTCCCTCCTTCAAAAATAATGGGAGCGATAACTGAACTCCAGTTGTTGTTCATCTCCTCCCTAATGGTTGGGTTCTTGATGTCGGTGCTCGACTTAATAGGGTCATCGACGATCACAAGGTGGGCACGCTTAGACGTAATCGAACCTCTCAGCCCAGCAGCACGAAGGGTAAATTCTTCGTCGCCCACACGGCTGATCCCTGCGTAGTCAAAGTCAATACTCCAGCCGATGTCCGACTGCATACCAGAGCGGAGCTGGACTTTCGGAAAAATCTTTTTATAAGAAGACGAGTCGATAATCTGTTTGATGATTCGACTCTTGGGGATTGCCGTCGCGATGTTGTAGGAACAGTAGATAATCTGTAGAGGCAGACCAGCTGTCGTATGCCGCCCAATGATCCAGGCGGTGAACATGTTGAGCACCGTGGACTTTGCACTACCTCGAGGTGCAAGGATGTCAAGATTAGGCCCAGCAATGTCTATTAAGTATCTATTGCTCTCGCCAGTCACTAAATGCTGATGCCACTCCAGCATATGCTTTGCCGGAGCCTTATCCATAACAGTACAGAAAGTAGGGAAGTCATCTGCTGCTCGAGAAAATATCGAACTTAGCTCTTGTACGTCGGAATCCACAGCCTTAGCTGCGCGTAACTTGAGTGCACGACGGTAAGCAAATGATTCTCTACTCGGCATGCGATTTAAAACAATGTCTGTATACTAATAGCCAGATTCTACCGCTAAATGGCAAAGATTCTCTGGTACGGGGACATCCTCTCGAATACTGGATTTGCTCGTGTAA